GGTTCAGGTGAAACACTTGTAACAAAAATGGATGCTAGTGCATTAACATTTATGACCGAGGACGCAACGAAAACTGTTGCAAAAATTTGGTGGTCAGTTAATACTACAAATGGTAAATCAGGAGTAGAATTATTGTGGGCAGGAAGTGGCACTAGTGCTGCAAATGCAACAATAGGATTCTTTTCTGGTGCAGGTTATCACGATTACTATACAGCAGGTAATAGTATTCCTAATAATGCAACCTTAACAGCAAATACAAGTCCTGCAGGTGATATTTTATTATCAACAAAAGGTTTTGTTTCAGGTGATAATTATACCGTTATAGTAGAAGTTAGATAAATGGCAAAAGGCGATAAGACAAGAGCAATTTTAGAAAGAATTGTAGGAACAAAATCAAAGTCTGATTTAGCAGATAAGTTTAAAGAAGCATTTGCTGAAAAGTATGGACTAAAAAGAGAAGAAATTAAAAAAGGAATTGTAGATAAAGTCTATAATAAAAAAGAGAAGGTGGAGAGATGAAACTAATTACAGAAACAATTGAAGATATCGAAGTATTGACAGAAGCAACCGCTAACGGTGGTAAGTCATACAAGATAAAAGGTGTCTTTATGCAAGCGGATATTAAGAACCGTAATGGTCGTGTCTATCCAGTAGAAACTCTTGCTAAAGAAGTTAAAAGATACTCAAATGAATTTATAAACAAGAAGCGTGCTTTCGGAGAACTAGGACATCCTGACGGACCAACAGTTAATCTTGAGCGTGTTTCACACATGATTACTAGTCTGAAACCAGAAGGTAAAAACTTTATTGGTGAAGCAAAAGTAATGGATACTCCTTACGGTAAAATCGTTAAAAATTTAATTGACGAAGGTGCTCAACTAGGCGTATCATCAAGAGGTATGGGTTCAATTCAACAATCTCAAGGAAGAAATGTTGTTGGAAAAGACTTTTATCTTGCGACAGCAGCTGATATAGTTGCAGATCCTTCAGCGCCTGACGCTTTCGTAGAGGGCATTATGGAAGGCAAAGAATGGGTATGGGACAATGGCGTACTGAAAAGTAAAACCGTTGAAGAATACAAAGAAGAAATAGAGAGAACTAAGCGAGAAGAACTGGCAACGGTTAAATCTAATATCTTCAAAGACTTTATAACAAAACTATAACAAAACCTACGCAATATTTTTGATTTGCGAGGGTTTGAGATAGTATTTTGTATAAATAATAGTAACTGAAAAATTAATTAATTTTTAAAGGAGACCGAATGTCTGAAACCGAAATTAAGAAAGAAGTAGAAGCAGTAGAAGAGCAACAAAATCCTGCTAATAAGGATGCTAAACCTGCTGAGCCTACTCACCTTAAAAATGACGCTGAAGATTTGGGTGCTCCAGTAGTTAAACCTACTGACAGTAATCCAGACGCAACGAAAAAGGTTAAAAAAGTATCAGATGAGGTTAATAAAGACGCTAAAGATGGTTCTTTACCAAAAGACCACAAACCTGGCGCTTCTGTTAAAGAAGAAGAAGCTGAAGTAAAAGGCGAAGAAATCGCTGAAACTAAAGAAGAATCTACTGAAATGGAAATTGACCTAACTGATGATGTTAAAGCATTAGTTTCTACGGACGCTGACTTATCTGAGGAATTCAAGGAAAAGGCTGCGACTATTTTTGAAACTGCTGTTAAGACTAGAATACAAGAACAGACAAAGATCCTTGAAGCACAGTATGAAGAAAAACTTTCAGCTGAAAAAGAAACAGTAAAAGAAGCTATGGTCGAAAAAGTCGATTCATACCTAAACTATGTTGTTGAAGAATGGATGAAAGAAAATGAATTAGCAGTAGAAAGAGGTATTCGTACCGAGATTGCTGAAGATTTCATTACTGGACTTAAAGGTCTTTTCAAGGAACATTACATTGAAGTTCCTGAAGAAAAATACAATGTGCTTGACGACTTAACAAATCAAGTTAAAGATTTAGAAGGTAAACTAAATGAACAGATTGAAAAGAATGTAAATCTGAGCAAACAAGTTTCTGAATCTGAAAAAGCAACTTTAATCAATGATGTATCTGCTGACTTAGCGGAAACAGAAAAAGAAAAATTTGCTAAAATGGCTGAAAATGTTGAGTTTGACAGCGCACCAAAATTTAAGGAAAAACTAGAAACTGTTAAAGAATCTTACTTCCCTAAAACTAAAATAGAAGAAGCAACATCTACGGATGAGGTTGATTCTGTGGCGGCGAACATACCTGCTGACGCTGGTAAGTCCGATGCTATGGCTGCATACACGGCCGCTATTTCAAAAAACCTTAAAGCGTTAAAAGCTTAAAGGGTGACACTAAATTAACAATTAATAGGAGAGATAAAAAATGTATCTTACTGAAAATTTACAAGAAAAGTGGCAGCCAGTCCTAGAGCATCCAGATTTGCCAAAAATCGAAGATTCTTATAAGAGAGCTGTTACAACTGTTATTCTTGAAAACCAAGAAAAAGCAGTTAGAGAAGATGCTAGTTTCATGGCTGAGGCTGCACCTACTAACTCTACTAGCTCTAGTGTTGATAACTGGGATCCAGTATTAATATCTTTAGTTAGAAGAGCTATGCCAAATCTTATCGCTTATGATATTTGTGGCGTACAACCAATGACTGGTCCAACTGGACTAATCTTTGCTATGAAATCAAGATATGGTTCACAAGCGGGTGCTGAAGCACTATTTGATGAAGCTGATTCTGATTTCGCTGCTGAAGATGCTGCGTCTGATACAGGTTCACCTGATTCTCATTCAGGTTCTAACCCTGCAACATTAAATGACAGTCCATCTGCTGGTACTTATACTACTGGTTCTGGTATGTCAACAGCAGAAGCAGAAACACTAGGTGACGGAACTGATGAGTTCGCTGAAATGGCTTTCTCAATCGACAAAGTTACTGTAACTGCAAAATCAAGAGCTCTTAAAGCGGAATATACAATGGAACTTGCTCAAGACTTAAAAGCAATCCACGGTTTAGACGCTGAAACAGAACTTGCTAACATCTTATCAAGCGAGATTCTTGCTGAGATTAACCGTGAAGTAGTTAGAACTATCTACACAACTGCAAAAGCTGGTGCTCAAGTGAACACTACTACTGCAGGTATCTTCGACCTTGACACAGATTCAAATGGTCGTTGGTCAGTAGAGAAATTCAAAGGACTTCTTTACCAATTAGAGAGAGATGCCAATGCTATTGGTCAACAAACTCGTAGAGGTAAAGGTAATATAATACTATGCTCTGCTGATGTAGCTTCTGCTCTTCAAATGGCTGGTGTATTAGATTACGCTCCTGCTTTAGCAACAAACCTAAATGTTGATGATACTGGTAATACTTTTGCTGGTGTTCTTAACGGTAAATTCAAAGTGTATGTTGACCCATACTCAGCGAATGTTGCTGCTTCTCAATTCTATGTTGCTGGATACAAAGGTACTTCACCTTATGATTCAGGATTATTCTATTGCCCATATGTTCCACTACAAATGGTGAGAGCAGTTGGACAAGACAGCTTCCAACCAAAAATTGGTTTCAAAACTAGATATGGTATGGTTGCTAATCCTTTCGCAACATCTAACGGTCTTGGTGCAATTGATTTAACATCACCTGCAGCTGGTAACCAAAATGTTTATTATCGTAGAGTTAAAGTTACAAACATTATGTAATTTTACTTTTATAAAAGACGAGAAAAAGGGGGGCGTTTCGCCCCTTTTTTTTGGTAAAAAACCATTATAAATAGTAGTATGACAGAAACAAATGTAAATTTAAGAGCACCTGAAAAAATGGACTATGCAAGTCCTATTCAGTTTAGGTTTAAATGCACAAAGTTGCCAGAGGTTGAGTTTTTTTGCCAGACAGCAAATGTTCCAGGTATATCATTAGGTGACGCAACCTTTGCCACACCACTAAAAGATATATCAATCCCAGGTGATAAAGTTGTTTATAGTAGTCTGGATATGACATTTCTTGTAGATGAAAACTTAAACAATTACAAAGAAATACATGACTGGATAATTGGTATAGGATTCCCACAATCACATGACCAGTTTAAAAATTTACAAACTGCAGGTCAAGATAGATTTCCAGGATCAACAGCAGGCGCTGCTGTGCCAGGTCTCGCTGTACCAAAACCTCTTGATGAAGGAGGCACATATTCAGACGCCACACTAACAATTTTAAACAGTAAAAATATTGCTAAGACAGAAATACGATTTCAAAACTTATATCCAACAAATCTTGGTGGATTAAATTATGATGTTAAGATGAATGATGTTGACTACTTACAGGCGACAGTAAGTTTCGCTTATATGTACTATGAAATAATACAGATTTCCACTACCTAACCATTGACAAATCACCCAAAAGGTGATATAATATATAGATTATGACATTAGAAGAATTACAACAATCAGTAGATAAAGATTTTAAACTTGATGACACGGAACTAGATACCGAATCAGTTAAGATACCTTTATTGCATAACAAATATTTACAACATTTTAATAAGTTTTCTTTATTACTAAAGAAGGCAGAATATGACCATAAAACTCTTGTAAGAGAAAAGTGGGAATACTATACAGGTAAAGCAGACCCTAGTGTATATAAAGATAAACCTTTCGATTTAAAAGTATTAAAAGCAGATGTTCATATCTATATGGACTCAGATGTAGATTTGCAAAAGGCAGACCAGAAAGCCGCATATCTTAATCAGGTAGTTAAGTATCTTGAACAAGTTTTAAGAAGTATAAACAATCGAACATTTTTAATTAAGAATGCTATTGAATGGAAAAAGTTTACTAGCGGAGCAATATAATGGATCATCAAAAGATATTTTATACTAATCTGTTTGTTATAGATGATTTTATACCAACAGCAACTAATGCTGAAAAAGAAAGAATAGAAGGTATGAAAAAATATATTTCAGACTTATGGTCTAAAAGAGATTATGATGATAATTGGCAAACTAAATCAGCAAACTTACATAAACAAAACGAGTTTAAGTTTTTTGCAGATTTAATTATACTAACAAGTAAAAGAATAATAGAACAATTAGATTACAAAGTAGAAGATATTACAATAACCGATATGTGGGCAAATGTATTAAAGGATACTGAACATCATCCTATGCATACACACTCTAATAATTTTTTAAGTGGTACATATTATTTACAATCTGACCAAAAAGCAAGTATAGTTTTTCATGACCCTAGGCCGGCAGCAGATGTAATTGTACCTAGAAAGAAAGAAACTACACTAAACAATTCAAGTTTATTAAGTTACGCCTCTAAACAAAATAGAGCAGTAATTTTTCCATCTTGGTTACCACATTGGGTTCAACAAAATAAGTCTAAAACTAAACGCATAAGTATAGCGTGGAATATTCAAATCAAAGGACAAGTAGGAGAACACCATGAATTCCAATCAGCAACTATCTGATTATATATTTTATTATCCTGAAGCGATGGATAGTAAAACTTGTAATGATATTATAAAACATTTTGACATAGGTGCAAAATGGAAACAATCTACATTTTCAACAACATCAAGTAATACAGGAACATCTAAAGTTTCTATGGAAGAATATTGGATAGGTTCACCTCTACCATATTATAAAGATATAGAAAAAACATTTAAGTATTGTGTAGATGATTACACATATTTTCATAAACAAATTAAGTCAACAGAATATACTGACTTTAGAATAAACCGATATGGCCAAGGTGGTTTTATGAAAAGTCATATAGATAATATACATCATAGTCATGGACAAAAACAAGGATACCCACATCTTACATCTTTAATATTTTTAAATGATGATTATGAAGGTGGTGATTTTGTTTTATGTGGTGACAAATATATAGAAAAAGTACAAGGTTCTGCTATTGTTTTTCCTTCTAACTTTATGTTTCCTCACGAAGTAAAAGAAGTTAAAAAGGGTAAACGATATAGCATTATGACATGGATACTTTAATCATTGAAAAACAAAATGAAGTATATCTTACTGTTGATTGTGATCCCAACATTCAACGAGAGATTTCCGAATTTTTTACCTTTTATGTTCCCGGTTATAAATTTATGCCTGCATTTCGTAACAGAATGTGGGATGGTAAGATAAGATTATTTTCTCAAAAAACAAAAGAAATATATTTTGGTTTATTTCCTTATATCAAAGCATTTGCTGAAGAAAGAGGATATCATATAGTCTGTGGCAAAGGTGTTGAGATAGACAACAAGGTAGATAAAGATGTTGTTACAAAGTTTTCTAATAGTTTAGGTCAAAAGTTTGAAGCAAGAGATTATCAAATAGACGCCATATATCATAGTTTAAAATTTAATCGTGCATTATTATTAAGTCCTACTGCCTCAGGTAAATCATTTATTATCTATGCTCTTATACGATATTATTCTCATTTAATTAAAGACGAAGAAAACAATAGATGTTTATTGATTGTTCCTACTACATCATTAGTAGAACAAATGTATGCTGATTTTAAATCGTATGGTTGGAATGTTGATAGATACTGCCACAGATTGTATAGTGGTTATTCTAATCAAACAGATAAGAAGGTTTTAATATCTACATGGCAAAGTTTATATAAGTTGCCGAAAAAATATTTTGAGCAGTTTGGTGTAGTGTTTGGTGACGAAGCACATTTATTTAAATCTAAATCACTTACAGAAATAATGACTAAACTAACTGATTGTAAATACAGAATAGGTCTTACAGGAACGCTTGACGGTGCTCATACACATAAACTAGTATTGGAAGGATTATTTGGTGCTGTAAATAAGGTTACATCAACAAAGAAACTTATGGATAAACAACAACTATCTAACTTGGTTGTTCGTTGTTTGATATTAAAACACACAATAGAAAACAGTAAGATGGTTGCTAGTGGTAAATATCAAGATGAAATAGATTATCTAGTAAGTAGTAAATCAAGGCAAAATTTTATTCGTAATCTAGCGCTTAAATTAAAAGGTAATACTTTAGTTTTATTTCAATT